TGCAAATGTGATCACTATAATAACCTAAATAAAGGTCATAAATGGTGTGATACTTGCAATAATCTCAGCGACAAAGCAAAATCTATCCTTGATTCTGTAGAAGATGAGGACAAAGATGCAGTCGCTCTTTTTGGATCACCTTGGTCCGCATTTAGTACAGCTGAATTGTGGGATTATCGTGCAGCAATTTCTGGTTGTACAACATCGATGAAAAAGCTCTATAAGGATGGAGCATTATATGCCAAAGTATGGCGCTATCGTAATGAACTAAAGAAACATATTCTTGCTCTCTTTGGTTCAGTAGCTGTAGCAGCACTTATTAATCATAAACTAGCTATTATGACTATATCTTTTTCTACTCTAAGACTTTATCAATTATATCATAGAATGATTGTTGAAGTTGATACTGAGTTGGAAAATAGATTAGATCGATTATCTAGTTTGTGTGAAGGTGTTCGTGATCATTTGAGATCGAACATCACCAAATATTTTGCTTTGGGTGCATCAATTATTGCCCTCTACAAGAGTTATACTGTTATTAAACCTTTACTCTTTGTACAGGACAAATCCAGTTTCTTTGATGAAAAGACTGAAATCTTTGAGCGTATTCTCGATTGTCCTAAAGGAAACGCACATCGCGTTATTCTACAAGATGAGAAAGATTACAAAGAAGGTTATTCACGACTTACACCAAAGGAAACTAAAGTATCCAAAACAACAACAAGTGCTGATTTACAATTAGCTATTGCGAAGGCTCTCCGAGTTGTTATTGTTAAATCCAAAGGAGAGGTATATGGAACTGTGAACGGTATCATGGTAGCATCTAATGTTATCTTGATCCCATCTCATGTTGTTCCAGATGTCTATCCCATTGATATTGAAACATCGACAACTCCAGGAGTCCCTAGCGCTAAAACTAAGGACCAAAAATTGACCGAGGAATATTGCTATGTTGACAGAGAAAGAGATTTTGCTCTTATCCATTTAGCGTCTAGTCCAGCAAGCACTAATTTCGCTCAATTTTTCCCAGAGGAATATCCTGAATTTCGTACTCGGGCTACAACAGTCCTCTGGAAGTCTCCTGATAACCGTGTCGTAAAATCTGAACAACCAGCACGTCAATTGGCTGAAGATTTGGATTATTATGGTTATCTAGAGAAACCAGGTTTACTTTATGGAACAAAACAAACAGTTCATAGGTACACTTTGAAGAAAGGTACTGGTTTGAAAGTAAATTTGGACTTTAAAGGTTTCGGTGGACTTTGTGGTGCACCATACATTGACTCATCAAAGGGAATCATTTATGGTTTTCATGTTGCGGGATATGTTGAATCGCACAGTGGATATTTAACGTGTATTACACAACCACTTTTGCGAGAAGGATTAGCCAAATTAGATAAGACTAGTCCAACATTGTTGGTCCATTCAGCATCTGAAGTGAAGGTAGATACTTATGATACACCTTACACAGTTGTGAATGACAAACCTCTGTACACCCGTGAGGATGGTACACAGGATAAGACAGTTGTGACCTTCATTGGGAAAGTTCTGAAAGACGGACAACCCTTAGAAAGTCGCGCTAGAACTCCTTATATACCAACACCTTTTAAAGGTGTGTCAGAAAGTTTTGGAGCCAACAAGCACAAACCACCAAAGAAACCAAATGACGTTTCCAAGAGTATGGCTACTCTCAACAAGTTGACTAATCCAGTTCAACATTATGAGGGAGATATTCTCTTGAAGGCGATCGAAGATTACCAAGAGCACACTTTGCAAGCTATCCGAGATAATCGGGAAGAATGTAAAGATATGTTGCGAATTTACTCCCATGAGGAGGCTATGGATGGCATAGGTGAATTCGGCTTAGGAGGATGTCCCAACGATACCTCAGCCGGTTTTCCCATTGGAAAATCTAAGAAACAATGTCTGAAGAGAGATCCTATGGATGAATCTTTAGTACAAATTCCAAGAGAATTCAATGACAAATATGATATTCAAAAGGAAATTGATCGCACAGAAGACTGCTGGCGTACCGGATATAGATCGGAAGCGATTTATAAAGCTAGCAGCAAAGTTAATGAACTACTACCAAACAAGAAAGCCGATGAAAAAGTTCGGAAGTTTTATGGAAGTGGTTTCGCAAACTTTATTGCCTCAAGAAAAGCATTGGCAGGCGTGCCAAGATTTATGAGGAAATTCTGGAGAAAGACCGAGTGTTTGGTAGGCATTGAACCCACCTCTAGGGAATGGGAAGAGCTTTACCAACACCTGACAAAGCACAGTATCGCTAAAATGATTGCTGGAGATTTTTCAGGTTTTGACACTCGGATGGCTGCTCAAATTACAAGTGCAGCCGCCAAAATTATCGTTTCTTGGTATAAGGAAGTTGGATGTACAGATGAAGAACTTGCATTAGTGCGAGGTGCTTTATCTGATATCATTCACCCTAATATCTTATTCGAAGGTGACTTGTATCGTTTTGCCAATGGTAATCCATCTGGCAACCTTATTACGGTACAACTCAATAGCATTTGCAATTCATTAATGATGCGTTACGTTTATTACGCTCTCAATCGAAGTGTCAAGGAGAAATTCGCTGAGAACGTTAGTCTCGCAACATATGGAGATGATAATGCTATGTCAGTCAAAGACCATTGTAAGTGGTTCACTCATACTGCCTGTCAGGAGGAGTTTGAAAAACTTGATATTGGTTACACCATGGCTGACAAGGGTGCAAAATCTGTCCCATACATTCCTATCGAAGAAATCTCTTTTCTAAAGAGAAACTTTGTTAAGCATGAGACTTTGAACAAGATTGTCGCACCTATCGAAGAAGATTCCATTTTGAAGAAATTCTTTTGGGTCAAGAAACCAACTGAGACACCCTTATCTTTCGCAGAACAGTTTGGAGCTTATACTGATGGATCTTTCAGAGAAGCTTACCTTCATGGAAAAGCTTATTATGAGAAATTCACAGAGAAGATTCAAGCTATTATTGCCAAGAATCCAGAGTTGAAAGCACAAGTCTCAATCATCCCATATAGTGAGATGACTCAAGTGCTACAACCTTATTACCATGATGATTACAAGAATAACAATAAAAAGTTGTTTACGGAAAGTTGTGGAATCGACTCTGAAGATGCTACTGCGTGCATTGAAACGTAGTGTAATGCTATTTCGACCAATCCGTATCGCTATAACCCACGGGAAACGGATGGGCAGAGTATATGATTTACGGGAACGGGATTGTCAATGTCCCCTTCAACGCTTTGCTCTGTCAGTTATTTGACAAATGTGTTGCACTGGCTAATCCACCGGTGTAATTCTCAGAAAATCAGCGGATTACTAAACTTAATAATTTATATACACGTTTTTACTATTCTATTTATATGTTTTTAACTTCATTTTCATTACATATTTTAGTTATATTTTCATTTTTATATTTATTTTATATATCCATTTATTATGCATGTTTTATAGAAGAAACCCTTTCTCTAGCGGCAGCTATTAAAGCTGGTGCTGAGGAGGTCGCAGGTATCACGAGAGAACGTTATATGCAGAGACTGACATGGCTCAAATCTGCTACACGTTTATCTATTTTGTTCAATCGTGATGATAGAAAGAAACCTGTGTTTACTAGAATTTCTAATATTTTGGAGAATTTACGCTTAGATTCAGCGGACGGTAGAATCCGTAAACAACCATATTGTATCCTTTTAACAGGATATCCAGGTTGTGGAAAAACCGGTACAGCTTTAAGAATAGCCGCAGAACTAATGAAATTTAAATATGGTAGATTTTCAGCAAATGATGTAGTTACTCTAAATGAAACTGATGAGTTTCAATCTGAGTATAGAACAAATCATAAAGTCGTGATATTTGATGATATAGGTGCAGAAAACCCTAATAAGTCGACTGTTAACCCATGGAGAAAAATCATTGACTTTGTCAACAACATTCGAAAAACATCGTTGAACCCTAATTTGGAACTCAAAGGAAATGTTTACATACAACCAGATTTAGTTATTATAACAACAAATCTACAATTTCCTTTTTCTCTAGAGCCTTGGCTTGTTTGCCACAGTGCTATTCTCCGTCGTTTATCCAAAGTCTTATTTTTGAGAGATTTTGATACTGTAGTTGATATAACTCCAGTGAAGGTAGGTGGCACTGAATCAAATACAAGAGCTTATGATTATAACTATGACACGACCGAAGAAGTCCAAAAAGTCTTCGGTAAGGGTACAGGAAATAATCTCAAGTTAAGGAAATCAAGAAAATTGAAAGATGCGATTCCTAACGCTCCAACTTATGGTAATCCACCAACGAAACTAGATTCTCCATCAGCAATTCATCATAAAGAACGACAAGCACCCGTAGAAGATCCTCTTGACCTAGATAGGAAGATAGAAGATTTTGTTCGAGAGTTAGTTGTCGAATTTATGGATCATGATGAAAATCAAGAAGATTATGTTAAGAAGATGAACGCTCTTTTGGATCCACCTAAGAGTGAATTATCAGCTTGGCAAAGCTTTTTGTATGATCAAGTTTATCCAAGATGGCCCAAGAAATTTATTTTACCTCCTAATATAGAGATGAAATTACCTTGGTACCAGCGATTTGCAAGAAAATTCTGTGTTCCACACAATGTTGCAATCTGTCAATCTGATACGTCAGAAATGGATTCGACAGAACGGGAAATACTGATTTCTTCTGGCAAAGTCGCCTTTGTCCCAGATGAAGATCAATCTGATGAGTACACTCAAGAGATGCATGACCTTTCCTCAGAAATGGCAAATAGTATTATCGAGTCCATTCCACCTCAAAATCTTAAATCCGGTAGTGATGACGATTCCATTAAGGAGTCTGATAAAATACCAGATAAAACAGATATTGAAGAGGATAGACCTGAAAGCATGTTGCCAAAAACTGAACAACAAAAACAGATAAATGATTTCTTTGAAAAAGAACAAAATCTTCATGATAATCAATTGAAGGTGGAAGCTCAACAGCATCTTTCTTCAACTGAATCTCAACTTGATGAATTTGAATCTTTGGAAGCTAATGTTTTAGGACAATTGAAGACTTTCTTCAATTTAGAAAATTACATTTATTTCCGAAAAGACTTATTTGATCTTCAAGAATATGATATTTATGTTGTTGAAGCAGGTTTTGTTGTTGTGAAAGCGATATATGGACAAAAAGTTATTGTAGAGAACTTAGTTCACCCTGCAAAAACTAGTAAATTCAGACCTCTCTTTGGTAAAGATCGTCTTAATGTAGGACGACCTTATTTTATAGAGCATCTGGAATGGTTTTTCCAAAAATATCTTTTGAAGACAATTAAGAGTCCAACCTATTCGGGACCCATAAATTTCTTCCACTCACATACATATGATCTCACATTGGATGAACACCATCTTGGTGGACCAGCATTCAAGAAGTTGTTGCGAAATTGTCAACGAAAACTCCCAGAAATGGGAGCCAAGGGTGAATTATGTGATGCCCCCAGCTCTCTGTTGACTTATCAAGTCTTGAGGCGGGCCTTTCATTACAAATATAAACCTATTGGCGTTGAATTTGAGCACAATGGATTGACTTTTGATGGTCTTACTAAGATTGGAGACACTCATGTTATTATTGAAGCAAAAACTCGGAAATGTCCTCGTGATGATTTGAAGAGGTACATGAAAGATTTTGCTGTTGATGCTCCTTGTATTGGAGTAGGAATAAATTATTTTGGTTATGTGATCTACTATGCGGGTGATGTACCCGATAAAGATTTAAGGGAAACTGCGCAAGTTTGCAATGCAGTTTTCAAATTTTTCCAGAGGAATGGAGACTCTTTTAGAGTTTCTATACCTTTTAGAAAATATAAGAACCATGATGAGCATTTTCCTCCTCCAAAGAGTATTTGTGTCTAGTTTCTAGCCTGGTAAGGTGAACAAATATACCAAAAATTCCACATTGCGGTGTGTGGTGGCAATTTATTCGTAGATTGTAACGAGCTTCAAGCTCTCCAATTATTGGAAACATTTATAAGCCTGGATAAGGTGATGTTTACACGGAGAGTTTGAAACTCCCGTTGTTTTTACATCTTAGCCAGCCTACTTATGAATGGGGCTTGAGCTCTGGAGAAGTTTATCTCCGCTTTGATGAAACCAACCCAAGATTTGGATGCTTTTTAGCATGGGAAAGTCTTGGGTTTGGTTTTATTAGAGCGGGGAGACTG